GCGTCCTCTCCGGCGCCCGAGACCTCGACGTGGGCGCGGACGATGAACGATCCCGACTCGCGCCGCCAGCCGCCGGTGACCACGCGGGCGTGGGTCGCGCGCATGTCCTGGATGGCGAGCGCGTCGGCGCCGGCCTTGACGCGCCGCGGCCCGGTGAGGATCTCGACGTTGGCAAGGTCAGTGTTCGCGGCCAGCAGGACGCGGACGATGGGCGGCAGCGTGAAGACGACGGAGTAAGCCATCAGCCGAACCTCACGCGGTCCTCTTCGAAGGCGCGCAGCACGGCGTCGACGGCGTCGTAGCCTGTCCAGTGCGGCGCCTGTCCGGGACGCGGGAACTGGTACGAGGCGCCGCCGTCGGTGAACGAGACCGCCTCATCGGGCACGTCGCTGCCGACGAGGTGGCGGGTCATGAGCAGGAGCGCCGCCGTCTTGATCTGCTCGGGGACGGATGCCCAGCCGTGCACGTAGGTGACCTCCACGGCCAGCTCCTGGTAGCCGGTGGAGCTGGTCCAGCTCGCGCCGTCGACGCGCGCGAGGCGGCCGCTCGGGTAGGCCTTCACATTCTCAAGCTCGGTCGCCGTGAGCGCCACGCCGTCGATGGACGCAGCGCTCACGGATACCGGCCTCTGTGGGTGTTCGCGGAGCGGGTTGTGCCGCCCGAGCCGCAGGACCCGTGACGGGTTCCCGTCGAGCGTCTCCGTCGCTTCGGTGGGGATGAAGGCGATCCGGCAGGCCTGCGTGAACAGCTCGCGGACGGCTGCCTCCTCGGCGATGATGGCGGCGTCGGTGAACGCGCTCGTGTCGGCGAGCGGCGTCACGCTGCGGTGGACGAAGGCGCGCGCCTCGGCGACGGTGAAGAGCGCCGTCGGGGCTTGGGCCACGAGTTCGTAGCCGGTCGCCACCGTCACGGTCGCGTCGTCCACGCCCTCGTTCGTGACGACGCAGGCCACGTAGTCGTAGGCGCCGGGGTCGACGTCATAGACCAGCCCCGTCGTCGCGGCGTGTTCGACGTCGGCCGTGCCGTCGAGCTCGGCGGCGTCGGCGACGTCCGTGAAGTCCTCATCGGCGACGTAGAAGCGGGCCGTGTAGACGTTGTCGCAGACGACCCGGAACTGGATGCCGGGCACGGCCATGAAGTGCGCGACGACGTCGGTCGGTGCTCCGGCGGCGACGGTGGCGGCGTCTATGAGGACGGTCTCAGACATGGGGGGGTCAGGCGGTCCCGAGCGATGACCAGATGTGCGTCTCGGTCGTGACCTCGTCGGTCACATCGTTGACCTGCGGCATGCTGTCCGGGCCGTATTGCACGTAGATGGCAGAACAGGCCGCTGCGGCGGTACCGCGGGTGAGGTAGACGCGCAAGTACCGCTCCGGCGGGTTCCTCACGTCCAGGATGAAGATCTGGTTGTCGTCGTCGGCCGCAATCGACATCGAGCTGTCTTCGATGTCCTGTGCGCTGCCGAACGCCGAGGTCGCATCGGTCTGCGCCTTAATGCTCGTGACGGCCGTCGCCTCGATGGCCGCCATCTTCACGATGATGAGGCAGCCCTGATAGCCGCTCATGTCGATCGCCTCACCGGCGAGCACGCTGTCCGCCGATGAGTAATCGAGGGCGGTCGAAACCTTCACGCCCAGAAGTCCCGAGTTGAATGTCGCCATGTCCTGTCTCCTTCAGCAGGTAGCGGGGGCGGGCCATGGCGGCCCGCCCCCTTGTGCTCACTTCTTGGTCGCCGTCCTGGCCTTCCGGCCGGCGGTGCGTTCCGTCTTGACGGCGACGACCTCGGCGAAGCCCTCGGCGATGAGGCGCTTCGCCAGCTCGTCGTCCGTCTCGGCCACGGTCCCGGCGTCGACGTGACGCAGGGGCGTGTCTTCGGTCAGCTTCCAGCGGATCAGCACGGCGTCACCTCACGAATGCAGTGTCACCACGTAGAAGGCGTCCTCGTTCAGCGGCTTGGAGTCGTACCGCTGGGCGAACGCGAACGTGGTCTGGTACTCGGAGAGATCGAGACGCTTGACCTTCATGGGGCCGCGCTCGCCGACGACGTAGTGCTCCGGGTTGCCGAAGGCCAGCACCTTGGCGCCGGCGGCCTTGTCGGCGATGGCGGAGGCCAGCTTGACCGGGTACCCGAAGATGTTCGGATTCAGACCGTCCATGAGTCCGGGGAACATGTAGGTCTGCCCGCCCGAGGTCGTCACCGGGGTGAGCGTCTGGGCGAGGTAGTACGCCATGGTGTTGTCCATCATGAAAATGCAGCCGTCGTCGCGGTACTCCGCGGTGAGGCCGTAGATGGTCTCCAGGACCTCGTTCGCGGTCATCACGGCCTGCGTGTCGGTCGTGAGGTTCGTCGTCTTGTTGAAGATCCCGGTGGGCTGCGAGGAGCCGTTGCCGGTCATCCCGTAGGACAGCTCCGCCTTGCCGAAGCTGTAGCCCATGGACCGGGCCAGCAGGCCTTCAACGTCGTACAGCGTGTCCTCCATCAGCTCCTCGCTGACCAGCGCCTTGTCGGTCAGCTTGTAGGCGTAGAGGATGACCTCGCCCACGGTCGGCTCGGAGTTGGTGTAGGCGGTGTTCTCGCCCACGATCGCGGCGGTGCCGTTGGCGGTCAGGACGGGGATGTTGTGGGTAGACTCGGTGCGCACGATCATGGCGCCGGACGAACGGAGCCAGTTTTTCTCGAAGCGGTACTCCTCGACCCTGTTGTGCCACTCTTCCGGCACGAGGTAGGCGCCCGAGCCGGTGTTGCTCGCCAGCGCGCGGCTCTCGGCGCCGGTGAGCAGCTCCAGCTCCTCGCCGTTGCGCATGGTGCGCAGCCGCTCGCGGAACTCGCGCATCTTCGCGCGGCTCTCGTTGGAGGCGGGGATAGCCGGGGTCGACTGCTCGATCACGCGGCGCATCTCTTCGACCTCGGCATCGTGCAGGTCGTTCGCGACCTTGCGCAGGGCGCCGACCTCACCCTCCGCCTTGAGCAGGAACGCCTTGTCGTCGATGCTCGGTTCCGACTTCTGCGTGACGGCGCGCTGTTCGGCCTGGATGGCCTCGATCTCCGCCATCGTGGATTCGTAGGTGCGGGGCATGGTCATTCTCCTTGCTCGTTAAGGGTGATCAGCGTTCCTCCGGCGAGGAACACGCGCTCAGGCGATCCGCCCGGAGCGTCACCGGCAGCCGGCGACCCGCCGCTGCCGTCGTCTTTGTCTGCGGTCGCGGGCGCTGCGTCGCGCAGCTCCGCGGCTCGGCTCCGCGCCTCTGCCGATGTCTGCTGGTAGGCGGGCATCGAGACGACGGAAAGCTCGAGGATCTCGGCGCGCTTCACGGTGCGGACGACCTGGTCGCCAAGGACCTCCCAGTCCTCTTCAAGCGGGATGAAGCGGAACGACATGTGCTTGATGTCACCGCGCTCCATCGAGACGCGCATGTCGCGAGCCCAGGTGGTCTCCGGCGGATAGGCGACCATGTCGACGCCGTCGGGGCCGTCGGTTGCCTCGAGCGTCTCGGCAGACGTGCGCCCGAGCACCCTGCTCGTGTCGTGGTCGAAGAGCGCGAGGAGGTCGGCGTCCAGCTCCGCCGCGCCGGGCAGGAAACGTTCGCGGAACCCGCCGAGGTCCTCCGACAGGGCGTTGTAGACCATCGCCCGCCCTTCGATCCGCGGCTTCTCGTCGCCAGCGACGAAGCACAGTTCGCCGGCGGGAAACGTCCGCACTTCGATCTCGCTCATGAGAGCGCCTCCTTCAGCAGGGAATCGGTGTCGAGTACGCGCCCGGAGCGCCGGTACGCCTCTTCAAGCGGCTGCAGCGCCCTCTCGGCGAACTCGCGCGTCGCTGCCGCGTCGCGGCCGCGCTCTTCGTCCTGCCGCCGGCGCTCACGGATGATGCCCAGCTTGTCCGCCCTCATCGGCTCCAGTGGGTCGTCGGACGCGCCGGGCGGGCTCTGCCGCTCGGGCAGGATCGGGTAGCCCTCGTCGCCGACGAGGTAGGTGTTCGCCGGCATCCAGTACGCCTGCCCCTTGCCGTCCGGAAGCGGGTTGCGATCCTCGAGCTCCAGGATG